CGATTGTTCAGATGCAGATGCAGGAGCTCCAGATCAAGCAGGGCGAGCTTCAGCTCAAACAGCAGAAGATGCAGACCGAGGCAGCAGCCAAGGCTGATCAGCTCCGCATCGAAGAGTCTCGGATTGAAGCTCAGAAAGAGATCGCCGCCATGCAGGTGGGGGCTTCAGCAGCCGCTGCGCGAGACAAACTCAAGCAGCAGATGGAGTCGGAAGGTGTTCGTATGGGGATGGACGCTGCCAAACATCGCGCTCAAATGTCCATGCAGCAGCGCCAGTATGACACTAGGTCTACTAGAAAGGATAAAAATTGAGCGATCACGCACTCTTATCCGTCACAGTCAGGGAGATTAACAAGCTCCGGGACGATCAGGTATCCCACCTTTCAAACGGTGGTGCAAAAAGTTTTGACGAGTATCGTCATGTCTGCGGGGTTATCCGGGGTCTTACCCATGCAGAATCCATAATTAAAGACCTCGTGCAAAGATCGGAGATGAGTGATGATTGATTTTGACGTCGCTGCGGTAGACCTGTCGGGTATTTTAAACAAGACATCCGAACAAAAAGCCAAGCAGCTGCCTGATCCTAAGAGATTCATGATGCTCTGTGTCATACCTGATGCACCTGAAGAGTTTGAAGATAGTGCGCTGATTAAAGCTAGCCAGACTATTCACTACGAAGAGGTGCTGACCCCAGTGCTGTTTGTCGTCAAGCTTGGGCCTGACTGCTACAAAGATACAACCCGGTTCCCCAGTGGGCCGTCGTGCAAGGAAGGTGACTTCGTCATCGTCCGACCAAATTCAGGAACCCGCCTGAAAATTCATGGCCGTGAATTCCGCCTCATCAATGATGATTCGGTTGAAGCGGTAGTGGAAGACCCGAGAGGTGTTTCTCGTGCATCGTAAGGAGTAAATCATGGCAACAAAAATTGATGACGACTATGAGTATCTTGACGCAAAGGAAATTAAAGCTGATAAGGCTGGTGTTAAAGAGGACAAACTTGATATAGAGATTGAGGACGATACCCCCGTACAAGATCGTGGTCGCAAGCCCATGAAGGAGCCGGTGGAGGAGCCCACAGAGGACGAACTCGCCACTTATGACGAGAAAGTCCAAGCCCGTATCAAGAAGTTCACCCGTGGATATCACGACGAGCGACGCGCCAAAGAAGAAGCCTTGCGAGAGCGGGAAGCAGCTGAGACGTACGCCCGGCAAATTCTTGAGGAGAACAAGAAACTTCAACAGCAGCTTGCTACTGGCAGTAAGGCTTATATTGAGACTTCACAAGAGGCAGCAGCAGCCGCGCTGGTCGCCGCCAAGAAGAAGTACAAGGAAGCCTACGACTCTGCGGACCCGGACGAGTTGGCCGACGCACAGGCAGAAATTACCCGGGCTACGCTCAAAATAGAGCGTACGTCCGATATGAAGCCCATTGAGGTGGAGGAGCGGGCGTTTAAAGCCCCGGCTGAAACTGCGCCAAAGGTCAGCCCACGGACACAGCGCTGGATAGAAAACAACAGCGACTGGTGGGGTAAAGACGAAGAAATGACGTCTGCCGCACTAGGGCTTGACAAGAAATTACAGCGAGAGTATGGTGTCGAATATATTGGTAGCACAGATTACTTCAAAACAATCGACAGCACCATGCGTAAACGATTTCCTGAGCATTTTGAAGATGCCCAGAGCGACGAGGAAGAATATGACCCTCCTCCTAGAAAGAGGTCAGAACCGGCTTACGAGGATGAAACCACGCGCCGTGCAACAAAGCCAAGTTCCGTTGTGGCACCTGCCACCCGGAGCACACCGCCTAACCGTATTCGGTTAAAGGCATCCGAAGTGGCGATAGCTCGCCGTATTGGGGTGCCAGTAGAAGAATACGCAAAACAGGTTGCTTTACTTAGAAGGAATGAATGATGGAACAGCAAACTATAAACCGCAAAAGTCGTGATTCTGAGACCAGAGTAGAAATGCAACGCCCAATGGTTTGGCGTGCACCTGAAACTCTGCCATCACCTGAACAACGGCCCGGTTGGACGCACCGTTGGGTACGTACAAGCACTATGGGTATAGCTGATCCGGGCAACATTTCGTCGAAGTTGCGCGAAGGATACGAACCCTGCAAAGGTGACGATTATCCCGAGCTCATGATGCACGCTGCTACTGAAGGTCGTTTTAAAGGAGCGATTGAAGTGGGTGGTTTGTTGCTCTGCCGCATCCCGTCTGAAATTTTGGTATCGCGCATGCAACAGCATGATCAAAAGAACAAAATGCAGATGGAATCAGTGGACAACACGTTTCTCCGTGATAGAGACGCTCGATCTAATATGGCGATGATCGTCGATAAAAAGTCGAAAGTCACTTTCGGTTCTGGTACATAATTTTTAGGAGTCATTAAATGGCAGCTACAGCTACCCCATATGGGCTACGTCCCATTAATCGCATTGATGGCATGCCCTATGCAGGCGCAACTCAGACTTTTCTGATTGATCCTGCTGGTGAAGCCACCAATATTTTCTATGGTCAAGTAGTCATTATTGGCGCGGACGGCTATCTAGCCATCTCTACCGCCACTGGTGCCGACATTACGACCAACAACCTTGGCGGCAGCGGCGTCGGTGCAATTGGCGTTTTCGTCGGTTGCCAGTACGTCAATACGCAAGGTCAAGTGATTAACGCTCAGTACTACCCTTCCGGCACAACCGGTGTGGTAACAGCTAAGGTTATTACTGATCCAAGCGTTGCTTTCCAAGCACAGCTAGATGGTTCTGGCGCTCAAACAGTTTTGGGCACTAACACCTTCTTTGCCGCTGTACAGAGCACCAGCACTGGTTCTACCACAACTGGTAACTCAACCAGCGCTTTGGAATCTACCGTGCAGACAACTGCTGCGGCTTTCCGTATTGTGGGCTTTGTTGAGATTGAAGGCTTCTCGGAAATCGGCGACGCGTTCACTGATGTGTTGGTTAAGTTCAACCCCAGTGCCCACTCGTATACAAATAACGTCGGCCTGTAAGGAGTAAATCATGGCAATTTCACGCGCACAACTACTTAAAGAACTGCTCCCCGGTCTGAACGCTTTGTTTGGTATGGAGTACGCTCGCTACGGTGAGCAACACAAGGAAATCTACGAGACTGAAACCTCTGAGCGTTCCTTCGAGGAAGAAACCAAGCTGTCCGGCTTTGGTGCTGCACCTGTCAAGAACGAGGGCTCTGCCATCGCTTATGACAACGCGCAGGAAGCTTTCTCTACCCGCTACACGCACGAAACCATCGCCCTTGGCTTCAGTATTACTGAAGAAGCGATCGAAGACAATCTGTACGACAGCCTGTCCTCACGCTACACCAAGTCGCTGGCTCGCGCTATGGCGTACACCAAGCAGACCAAGGCTGCTGCTGTTCTGAATAACGGTTTCACCAACTCCTCCGCTTATTACGGCGGTGATGGCGTTCCTCTGTTCAGCACTTCGCACCCAACTGTAGGCGGTGGTGTTAACTCCAACACTCCTTCGACCCAAGTTGATTTGAACGAGACTTCTTTGGAAGCCTCGGTTATTCAGATCGCTGCTTGGACGGATGAGCGTGGTTTGTTGATTGCTGCAAAGCCACGGAAGTTGATTGTTCCACCTGCGTTGCAATTCGTTGCTACTCGCTTGCTGGAAACCACCCTCCGCGTTGGTACTGCTGACAACGACATCAATGCGTTGAAGAACAACGGTTCAATCCCCGGGGGTTACACCGTCAACAACTATTTGACTGACACCAACGCTTGGTTCATCTGCACAGACGTGCCTAACGGTTTGAAGCACTTTGTGCGTACACCGATGACTAATAACATGGATGGTGACTTTGATACGGGCAACGTCCGTTACAAGTCCCGCGAGCGTTATAGCTTCGGCTGGTCTGACCCATTGGGTATGTTTGGCTCGTCCGGTTCGACCTAAATTGAACCAGTAGCTCGCCACAAGCGGGCTATGCGAGAGGGGGCTTCGGCCCCCTTTTTTATTGTTGACAAGCCGCAAAAAAGGTGTATATTGCAGACATTCCGGGCTTTCCGGTGTATCAGACAGTCCCGGCTGACGACATGCAGACTGATACGCCTAACTTGCATGTAAGGAAACAATCATGGCACGCACTACGTTTCAAGGCCCAGTTCGTTCATTGGGCGGTATCTATCAACAAGGCCCAGCCGCTGTTGTTGAGATCACAACCAGCACCACATTGAGCCCAGAAGCTCACGGCGGTCGTATCATCTCTGTTGGCGGCACTTTGGCTGCTGCACTGACATTGACGCTTCCCGCGATCAATATGACGGCTAACCCAACTACGTCTGGCCCCGGTCAAGACCCCAACACAATCAACAACGAAGGCGTTGTGTACACCATCTGGGTTCCTACTACTATCTCCACTAGCT